TAATGTTTATTGGCAGTTTATTGATTTTAACAATAAACCTTATTTTATCCTTCACACTGCTGATAGTTTTAAATTTACTGGTGATGTTAAACAGGCAGTCCAGGAACAAAAAAAGGAAGTTGAAAAGTTAGAAAAACAAGAAAAAGGATCAGTACCGTTTTACATTGAAAAATATGGCAAATGGATCCTGATATATGGAATAGGTGCATATTTGATAGCAACATACATTAAATCAAGAAAATGAAAAACAAGGGGTTAATTTATATCCTGTTAGCTGGTGGTGCAATTTTGTTGCTATCAATGAAAAAAAAGGGATCTTACAAAATAGAGGTACCGGCACCTGAAAAAATTACTGCTGAACAATTCAGGCAGCCTTCACTGCTTCAGAAAGTTAGTCAGGCAGTTAAAAAGGTGGCACCAGTGGTAAAAAAGGCAGTTGCTACTGCTAAACAAAAAAAAGCAATTAAACGATCAATGAAAGTTGGTCAATTTCCTGATATGTGCTAAAATTTAATAGAATGAATCCACAACATTTAAAAATTAATATTCAGGATGAAATTTCAGCTGACAAGTTGAAATTGGCATATAATAAGCAAAGATCTGACAGGGCAAGATATGAAGCTGAAAACAGTGTGTCTAAATCTACCGGACAACCTTTTCAAAAGTATTATGTTGAAACAAAGGTTTTTTACACCACTGCAAATATCGGTTCTGAATGTAATGAAATAACATTTATCAATGGTGGGACAACTGCCCTGGTGATTGCTGATGTTCCATTGCAGCCTAACCAATCTTTAAGAATTACTGGTAATAGGGGTGAAATTGATACCACACAATATCAACTTGCTTTTGCTACACCTATTAATACAGGAAATTTGTTAATCGTACTCCGTAAACTTTATATATAATGATAGTATTGGATCTCTCAATTCTTAATCAGAAAGGGACTCCAATGTTCAATTCTGATACATTTGCCAACCGACCTGCATTTGGTATCGTTGGCAGAATTTTTATTTCAACTGATACAAAGGAATTTTACAGGGACACAGGCACCAGTTGGGAACTTATTGGCGGTCCGGGATCCGGTACAATTACGGGATCTGGAGCAGCAACACAGGTGGCATTTTGGAATAGTGCCAGTACAATAACTGGATCAAATAATCTTTTTTGGGATTCTACCAATAATTATTTAGGTATTAGTACAAATACTCCCACAACTGCACTGGATGTTCACCATTCTACGCCTTCAGGAGCAATATTCAACCAAACTACTGCAACCAATAACAACACAATAAATTTTCAAACAAGTGGTTCTGGTAGGTGGCGAATTGGCAATTTTTATACTGCTGGTGCTGATGATTTTGGGATATTTGATGTTGTTGGATCATTGCAACAATTAACCATACTTAAAACAACTGGTCAAACTTTTATTGGTGCCAAAACTACTGCTTCAGGTAGATTGGTAGTAAATAGTGCAACTGCTGATGCTCATTTACAAATTGTAGGGGCAAATGCTCCATCAATCAGAATAGATAATGCTGGTTCGGGTGGAACACAAAGATTTGTTTTTGGATTAGCTACTGCAACAAATAATTTCATTCAGGGTGCAACTGCTGGTGAATTTTGCATATCAACACAAAGTGCTGGTAATATGTTGTTTGGTATGTGGCAGACAATTAATGCCAGTGAAGTGATGCGAATATCTACTGCCAATAATTTAATTATTGGATCCAGTGTTGACAATGGTAATCGTTTGCAAGTTACTGGAAATGGTTTTTTCAGTGGAAGTATTGAATCAACTGGTTTGTTTGCTTATGTCGTAAGAGGTAGATCGTCAGACAATTATGGTGGTATTGGTTTCTATGCAAATACTGGAAATACAAGATATGGTTATATTCAAAGTCATTCATCCAATGGAGGACAATTAAATATTACAATGGATGGAGGAGGACAAATAATTGGTGATAATAGAGGATTATTACTACAACCGTCAAGCGGAAATGTTATTATAGGTACAGCTAGCAATGGGGGATCAAAATTGCGTATTGTTGGTTTGCCAACAAGTGCAGTTGGTTTGTCAACTGGTGATGTTTATAGCAATGCTGGAATTTTAACAATAATTCCTTAAAATTAAATAAAATAATATGAAACAAATAGAACCAATACAAATTTGGGTTAGCGGTCAAGAGCAAACAGGAAACTGGATTAATGCTTACATAATTAATGACAATTTGCAAGATAGTGCTACATTTTACTGGGCAATATTTACTGCAAATATTGATGGAACGCAACTTTCACAGGGTAATATTACAATCGTAGAACCGGATTATAGTGTATGGGATTCAACTGCTGACATTAATTTGGCAGCTTACCAGTGGATCTGTGATCAACTTGGATTAACTTTGATTTAATTATTTAACATTTAAAAATTGACAAATGAACGAAAAACAAGCATTAGAAGTAATTAAGGCAATTTTGGATTTGGCAACCAGTAAAGGAGTTTTTTCTAAAATTGACGAATCATTTACTGCCATACAGGCATTTAATGTAATTGCCGAAAAATTTAAAGATGCACAGGATAATGCAGACACAAACTGATCCAACACACATTGCCACGTTTAGCACTATTTTGTTTTCCCTGTTGGGAATTCAGAACATATCTGAATTAGCAAATGTTATTTTTCTCGGTGCCAGTACAATATCGTGTACAATTTCAATTTTGGTAGGTCTTAAACAACTTAAAAAAAAGTAATATGAAAAGAATACTTAAAAATATCAAAACTTCATTTTTTGGTTCCATTGCTGGTGGTTCCTTAATTGCTGATGGCATTGCACAAAACAACTGGATCACCATTATTGCCGGTATTGCTGCTGCCATTACTGGACTGTTAGCAAAAGACAGTGATGTCCAATAAGAAAAAAATTTATATCGGTTTAGCTGTTTTACTGATCTTATTAATCGGAAAAAAAGTGAGTGCATTAAATATCATTAAAAAGTTTGAAGGTCTTGAACTGACCAGCTATGCTGATACAGGGGGCATTTGGACCATTGGATATGGCAACACAATAAACAAGGACACAGGACAGGCAATTAAACCAGGTGATAAAATTGACCTGGAAACTGCTGAAAGGTGGTTAAAAATGGATGTTGCTGAACGTGAAAAGAAAATAAAGGGATTGATCAAGGTTCCGGTTACTGCAAATATGATGGCAGCTATGACAAGTCTTGCTTACAATATTGGCACTGGTGCATTTGGTTCCAGCACATTGTTAAGGTTACTTAACCAGGGATCAGATAAAAAATTGGTAGCTGACCAGTTTTTGAGGTGGAATAAGGTCCAGGGCAAAGAGGTAAAGGGATTAACAAATAGGCGAAAATTAGAACGTGAATTGTTCTTAAAATAGGTTTTGGTTAATCATTTGAGGTGTTTTAAAGGGGGAAATTTGCATTTCTCCCTTTTTTTTGCCTAAAATTTGGTAGAATCAAAAAAATGTTTATAAATTTAACCCGACAAACGATTTTTAATAACATTCTAAACGAAAAACAATGAAAAAAACTGCTATTCAGATCATCTTGATCGTTCTCGGTGCTATTCTTTTATGTTTTGCTGACAATTTATGATCCGTTTACTTGCTTGGGTGATATCAGTTATTTATCTGATAGTTTTCGGCATCCCCATTGCCATTGGTTTATTGATCATTTTACAAATTATTTCAATCGCAAAATTTATCAGCAATGTTAGAAAAAAAAGAAAAAAGCATAATAGTACACAATTACCTGTATGGTCTAATGACCTTTTTGAGCAATCGGAACATTCCTTTCACTGAACTTGATGGTGCAAGGATTGAAATTTTTTATCCTTCAGAATTAACATTATTTCACATAGGCTACCACTTTGGAAGGTTTGCCGAAATGCAAAACAATTAATCATGCAGCAATATTTATTCAATCCACTAAAAGAGGTATTTTTGGATATTCAGCATATTCAGTACAAAGTAGATCAACTGAAAAAAATGCAAATGGCAACTGATTATTCAGATATAAAAATATCTTTTAAATCAGGAAATGAGCAATTTTCTTTGATTCAGCTTGATACTGATTTATCATTGGTGCATGAATTAAGATTAATTGTTCAGGCATCTATTGAACTCTATGAACAACAAATTTTGGATCTAAAATTAAATTTTTAAAAACAAAACAATGAACAGACAAAATTTCCTTTCAGAAAATGAAAAACAAATTTGTGATAATGCTTTTGCAAAAATGAAAGATCAATTTTCAAGTAGAGAATTTAACAAAGCATTAAATTTTTTTGGAATAACGAATATTTCTGATTTTGTAAAACAAGATAAATCTATTTATTATTTAAAAATGCATTGTAGAATTTTAAAAGGTAGAAGAACTTGGATTAAAAAAAATGCTAAAAGTTTTTGGGATGATATGCGAGAAAAAAATAATTTAGAACCCAAAATTATTGATGCTATAAATGAAGCAGTAAAATTATTAATTGGTACTGGTAACTATAAAATATTTATTAAAACTGAAGAATTTAAAGAAATAATATGAAACCTTACACAATTAACGGCAATAAATACTATTTTGAAGTATTTATTTCAGCAAATGAACCTTTTATTTTATTGTCAACAACTGAATATCCATCTGAAGGATTAAGTAAAATTTATTTTTTACGCAAATATTCTATGAAATATGCTATGGAAGATTTTGTGAGATATGAGCAAATTGTAAACAATCGCAACTCCGCAAAACAAAATGAGGTGCGTTAATTGCTCAAAACTTTTCACAATTACACAACACAGGGGCAAAGTTGGGCAACCACTTTGCCCCCATTGTTTAACACTTAATAAAATAAAAAATGTCGCAAAGAAACAAAGATCTTCCAGCAATGCCAGTGCATCCAATGCAAGACAAATTTGGTCAAGTGATCTTAATGGCGGGAATGTCAAAACTTGAAATAACTGCATTAAATATCCTGACTGCACAATTACGAAAAAATAATGTAGAGGATCTATCCCCTGAAGATATTACTTTTGTAATTGGTCAATCTTATGAAATAGCAGAGGAATTCTGTGCATTTATTGAAACTAAAAGTGAAAAGGAAAGTAGTATAATAATTTAAAAAGTGTAAACCAATGACAAATGATCTACACGAAAAATTGTTATCCCG